GGTGGGACGAAGCGCTCGAGGCAGTCATTGCCGAACATGCGATCGAATTGTCGGACGGCTCCAACGTCACGTCAGTTTGCGGGGCACTCATGGGGCTCGGTCCTGGGTGGACCGTGCTATGTGTGCTCAACGCATTCTGCGCCGCTAGAGCCGGGGGATCAGCTCGCTCCTACCGCATTTGCGGCGACGATCTGATTGCCCTCTGGACACGACAGGTTTGCGACCGATACGAGGAGAATCTCCGACTCTTTGGACTCGTTCCTAATGTTGCCAAATCGTTCCGAAGCGCCCTTTATGGCGTCTTCTGCGAACAATTGGTAACACGGTGCCAAGGAACAGCAAAGTCGGAGATCCTAACCAGGATCGGAGAGGCCTCTGGTGCTAAATCGCTCGCCAACCTTCGAGGTCGGTGCGCCGCGGATTCGCTGTACAAAATTTCTTCCGTACAAAGCCGCGACCACCCGATCCTCAAAAGATTGGCGCGTCGAATCGCCGCACGGTCTCGTGTCTCAATGACGGTTCCCGGTTCCTTCTCGGACTCAGGGAGTGGAGGCAATGGTGACAAGCTGAACGTCTGGAACGTTCTAGCCTATCTCCATTACGGTTCCACCCCAGTAATGTCCAAGGAATCCGAGGAAACCTACAAAGAAGCCCGAGCCGCGCTTAAGGTGCTGCCTAAAGTGCCCAACGGAATCTCAGCTCGAGAGGCTCTTATCCGACTATTGTCAGAAATAGAGCTTCATCAGAGATTCACGTCGGGTCGCCCTGGTGATCAACCAAGGTACCACTCAAGGACAGACACCCGCAGCCTGGTCCACGCCCGTGTGCGAAAAGTAAAAGCTCTTTCGCATGAACACGGTGGACCACTGGCGGCAATTCGACACGCGATCAGCACCAGCGAAACTTACGCTCGGATCACCCCGCGTACGCAACGTAATCTGCTTCGGTTTGTACGGCACAAGCGCTATAGCGCCGCCGTCAAACTTCTGCAGAAAACGTGGGACGAACACGTGGACCCGATCGCCGTAAGCCTCCTTATGACCGACGTCTACCCCGACTGGAAACCGAGACTGGATCATAGTCTCAATCCCATGCCCGAGGCGTGGGATTCAGAAGTTGCCTAAACAAC